AAAGTAATCGTGGGTGTGAAGTCCCTCCTTGAAGAGGAGGATGCCCGTGATCGTCGTCGCCATCACACTGAACCCCGACCAGAGCGCGTTCGTCATCGCCATGCCCGACGCATTCATCGTCAGACGAAGGAGGTATCCGACTGCGGCATAGAAGAGGACGCCCACTGCGAAGAAGGCGTTGCTGTCAATGCTCTTCTTGAAGCAGGACATCGCAAGAGTCTCGAGCATCACGATGAGGAGCACATACCAGTAGATGCGAGGCATTTACCATTTCGCGACAGAAGGTTCTCAAACATGGACAGCATCGTACAGGCCGTGGTTGAGAAGTTTGTTCGGAGGTCGGAGTTTGGAAAGGCCAAGTACGGAACGACGCTGGATCGCACCGACTTGTCAGTCATTGATTGGATCACCCATGCTCAGGAGGAGCACATGGATGCGATTCTCTATCTGGAGAAGCTCAAGCAGACTCTTGTAGGGAAGTCTTAATTGGAATAGGCAAGACCACCCATTCCCGACATAATGCGGAAAATGTTGTAATTGACGGCGTAGAGACGGAAGTTGTAGGGAAACGCCTTGCTGGGGAAGGTGCCCGCCGCGCCCGACGTGATGCTGTCGAAGACCAGGGTCGCATTGTCGATGCGGCTGAAGTTGCACGTGCCAGACGGCTGGTGCTCCTCGGGCTGGATGGCGAAGGAATAGACGTTGATGGGGTTGGGCGTGGATGATGCAACGAGCTTGCTGCCCGAGACAAGAGACCGATCGTAGGCACCACCAGTGTGGTGCTGGTAGGGCTGAACCCTCCAGAAGTAGTCGCCGTAGCGCTCGTCGAAGCGGTCCTGACCATTGAGCTGGAGGCGGCAGCGGTTCACGATGTCGGAATACTGGAACGGGAGGGTGTTGAGGGCATTGGTCGCTCCCGTGAAGGTGTCCGCGAGCTGAGTGGCCGTCGCACAATCCGTCGCACGCGCATCCTGGAAGACCCAGATGAGCTCCTTGACTGGGTGGTTGAGGGTGAGGTCCAAGCGAGCCGACGCCGTGGTAATCTGCTGCTGACCCTCGAACTGGAGCTGGTCGATGAGATACTCATGGCTCTCCTGGGCGAAGCGACGGCGCTCATCCACATCGAGGTAGATGTAGTCGAGATAGAGCGCCATGTCGCGGATGGCGGGGAGCTGGGAGGCCGCCCTGGCGATGGTGTTCGCCGAGGTGTTGGAGGAATTCTGAGACACCAGGTTGATGGCATCGTTGAGGATGATGTTGAAGCGAACCTCGTGGTACTGGAGGGCAATCAGGGGCAGGGCAAGACCCGGGTTGCGGTTGAACCAGAACTGGAGGGGGATGTAGAGGACGGGAGGGCGTCCGCCGCAGGTCTGCGAACTCGACGCATTGCCACCGAAGCGACCACCCGTAAGACCGTCAAGCTTCATCGCAGTATCAAAGTCCGCAGTCAGCGTCTCCCAGAGGTAGAGCCACTCGCCGTAGTGGCGGTCGATGACCTGACCACCAATCTCCACCTCAATCTGCTGGAGGAGGAGGTAGCCCAGGCGACGCCGACCACCTGCCGACCACCAGATGTCATCCGCAGCCGTCTCACTGCCCGAGGCATCCGGTCCCGTCGTATCCGGCAGCACAACCTCCACATAGGTCTTTCCGATCAGGTCTGCGTTGCGGTTGACGACGGCAACGATGCGCTGTCCGTAGGTGGGTGCGCCGGTGAAGTTCACACGCATCGCCTCCATGGCGAAGTTCGTGTGGCGCTTGTAGAGCACCTTCCAGAAGGTGATGTGGGGATTTCCAATGATGTAGGCATCCTGCGCGCCATAGGCAACGAGCTGAAGAAGACCACCGCCCATTTGTGTTTATACTTCTGAGGGATAAATTCTACTTCAGCAAGCTCCGCGAGCAGAGGAGGTAGAGAAACAGAGAATTGACGATGGCGACGGCGAAGGTGGGAAGAACGCGAAGGAGCGACAGAAAGAGTGCCCTAGGCTTCCCTCCCAACGTCCAGATGTCCACGAGAATGACAATCCCTGCCATCGCGGAAATCAGAACAAACACGACATAGAAATACTGGCACAACGTCTCGTTGGAGATCCCCTTGGCGAAATCCTTGGACTCGTCAGGCATTTCTTCTATCTGAAGAAGAAAATGAAGCTCTCTCGCAAGTTTGACCGCTGTGTGAAGGGGGTGCGCAAGACCGTCAAGGCGCGCAAGGGATCGAACAAGGAGTCGGCTGCCATTGCCATCTGCACCAAGTCGGTGCTCCAAACGCGGGGACGCACGATCAGGCGCTATCGGAAGGGGAAGTTGCGCACCCAGAAGATGTGAGAGCTCTCTGAGCCGCCATCTGCTCGGCCTTCTTGCGGGTGGGTCCGTGCCCCTCGCCCAAGACCTTGCCTGTAACGTCCGACACAACAACTCGAATTCCCGACCGGGGGTCGTTGGACAGCATCGTATAGACCGGAACGCACTTCATCTCTCGCTGGCAGTATTTCTGGAAGAGATCCTTGTAATTCGCACTCTGACCAATCGCATCGTCCACATCCAGATAGGTCTCCATCACAGTGGTCACGAACGTGGAGACGATGTGAAACCGGTTGCCACAGTCCGCCCACAAAGCACCCAAGAAGGCTTCGAAGATATCTCCGAGCTTCTTGAGGTTGGTGCGTCCGCTAATCGCGGGGGACTCCTCGTTGTGGCGACTGATGACGTAGAATCGGTCCAGTCCCAGGTGTTTGGAGAGTTGCCCAATTCGCTCGTTGTTCACGAGTTCCTTGCGAGCGTCGGTCAGGAACCCTTGCTTCCGCTCAGGGTACTTCTTGCGGAGGTAGGTTGCGATGCAGACACCCAGGACACTGTCTCCCTCAAACTCCAGACACTCGTAGGATTCGTCCTGCAGAGGCATGACACCCGGGGGACACGGAGCGAGTTGCGCCGGACGTCCGTCGGGGGTTGTATACTCTATGCGACGCACATAGGTCGTGTGGACCATTGCCGTTTGGAAGACCTTGGGGTTCTGCACTCGGTAGTGCGGAAGCCCATGGCGATGTAAGATCCTCGAAATGTCCTTCTCATGGAAGGATCGATTGGCGGGGTTGTAGGGATTGTAGAGCTCCATAGTGTCTCAGAGCTCAGTCAGTCTAAGTTTCGTTTTCAGTAATACTGCGGGAAGACGGACCGCAGGATGGTGTAGACGACGCCGAACACCGCGGCGTGGGTCAATGTCTGGACCCACAGAGGCTGCCCAGGAGGGAGAGCCAGGAGCAGACGCGGGGTCAGCAGGACAAAAAGCAGCACAGGCACGAGGACGTTGGCGTTCATTTGTAAAGAGGCTTACAACTTTTTCTCATTCAAAGGGCATACTCGCTCCGTTAATGGTGAAGCCTGTGCACTTCCACACCCTGGCTCTTCGCGCCGTGCAGACGAATCGGTCGGTTCTCTCACACCTTACTCGTATTCAATCTGGTTTCCTTCCCGAAGTCAACATCAAACAAGCCGAAGAATCCTTGGCCGACTTGCAGGCTATGCTTCACGAGATGAAGACAGCCTTGCAGTCCCCCCCTCCCAAGTCGGACTCCTCTTTTGTTCCCCTCAAATGATCCCTACTCCATCGCCTTTAGATCAAACGCGAAGTCAGTGGACACCAGCTTTGGCTCGTGTCTCCGCACAATCTCCTTCATGACATCCTGCCCCCTCTCGCCCAGGATGTCAGCAAGGTACTCCTCCAGTTGCTTCTTGGACAGCGTCCACCCCTTCTTCCACTGCCCTGGACGCTTGACCGTGAACCGCATGTGCGACTGGTTCAGGTCAATCGTATCGGGAAGCTGAGACTCGTTGTAGACCGCACTGAGGTCGAGCTCAATTGTCCTCCTCTCATCGCGCAGAAGACTGACCTGTTCGTTGGCGGTTGCGATCTTGCGGGTGATGTCGAGATACCGACTCAGAGACGGGCGAAGGGACTCCATATGGTTTGGTTCCTTGTTGGAATACAAACTGTCCGTTTTGAACAAGGGAATGTTTGACGCAGAGGAAATCGAGCGACTGCGCCAGGTCTACAACAAAGAGCACAAGCGAGAGGAGCCCATTCCCAAGGGGTCGCCCCAGGAGGTCTGGGCAGCCTTGACCCGCAGGATGCAGGAGAACTGCTCCACGGGAAGTGCGGAATGCATCCTGGCCTCTCTGATGAACCGCCCCAAGGCTCCCAAGGAGTGGGCTCTGGATCGCAGCGAATGGCTCTCGTCCGAGGACATTGACGCAGTGGAGAAAAACTACGTCCAGCTGTTTCCCGACTACGAGTATCTGGGGGCTCTTCCGATTGACTTTGACTTGAAGTCCGATACGGGCAAGTGTCTCATCAGCACGCTCTGCTCGCTGAACATCAAGGACCTGGCTGCCAAGGGAAAGCACCGCATCGGAGTTGTGATGAACACCGACCCTCACGACGGACCCGGTCAGCACTGGGTGGCGGTCTTTTGCGACATTCGTCCCGAATTGGAATTCCCTCGCATGACCTACTTCGACTCGTATGCCTACACGCCCGAGCCCGAAATCCAGAAGCTCATGGCCCGCTGGAAGGAGCAGTGGACGGACGGCTCCATGCAGTTGACGTACAACAAGCTCCGCCACCAATACCGCGATTCGGAGTGCGGGATGTATTGTGTCTACTTCCATTACGCCTGCCTCCTGGAGATTCCCATGGAAGACCGCATTCCCGACGATGTGATGAACGGATTTCGCGACATGCTGTTTCAGATGCCCAAAATAGAATCGAGTGACAAGAAATAATGGAGTGGGTTCTCGTAGTGCTTCTTACGGGATTCTTGCTGTATCTTGTCTTTGTGGACGTGCCGGTTGTTCCCCGCGGACGCCTTTGTGATTCCATCACCTACGGGTCGGTCTACGAGGACGTCTCCGCCGCCTGCAAGCGTGGCGTGCGTCTGATTGAACTCAACGTCTATTCCGACGAACAGGACCATCCCGTTGTTGCGACCGATGCCTCCGCCACGCGCATGGTCTCCTTTGAGTCGTGTATGGTGGACTTGGTCAACGATGCGTTTCCCTCCAAGGATCCGATGATTCTCTCCCTCGTGCCCCATACCCTCAAGAACGTCACGCTCACTGAGGTCGCCGACATCCTGGAGTCCACGGTTCGGAAGCACATGATTCCCGACAAGGATCTTGCTACGGCTCGCATTGACGACCTCGCGAACAAGCTTCTGCTCGTGACAGGAGGCGTCATTCAGGGAACGCGTCTGGAAACCCTTGCCAACTTCAACTGGACCGAGTCGACCACTCGTCGCCTCTCCTACCAGCAGGCCCTGAGCCCTCGCGACCCCCAGGAGCTGAAGAAGTTCACCCGCGACAACATCGTTGTGGTAGGACCCGATGTCGGGACAGTGAACGAACATCCTCGCCGCCCCGCCCTCGCGTTCGGTTGCCAGTGGAATGTCTACGGGCTCGGCACTCCTGGGTTCACCGAAAAAACCTTCGCGCGGAAGGAATAAAATGGCCGACGATAGCAAGATGTCTTCTCCCCCCGAGATTGACGAGACCCCCACCAAGCAGGATGAGTCCATGGAGGGCGGCAAGCGCTCTGCCTGGATGGTCCACGTCATGAAGACGAAGCGCGCCCACAAGGGCAAGTCCCTCGCGCAGGTCCTCAAGATGGCCGCCAAGACCTACAAGAAGTCCGGCAAGAAGACTGCCCGCAAGACCCGCAAGGGCAAGAAGTTCATGGGCATGTTCGGTGGCGGTGTTGCCGAGACTGCCGCGATGGTCGGCGGTCGTCGTCGCAGGGGCTCCCGCAAGCACTAAAACGGACCTCTCGGTCCTATGATACTCCGTCTCATGGACGCCCCCAAGACACGCCGTGAGAGCAAGAAAGACCCCAAGCAGAAGGCGAAGGGCAAGTCAATCTACAGCGCCAAACACATTCGCATTCAGCAAGCTACAAAAGGCTCCGGGAAGCCACACGCCGTGTAACCCGCGGATCCCTGTCCTTTGTTCTGCCCCCTCCTGCCAATCTCCTACACGTCTTCCCCTTGTACGTCTTGCGAGCGCAACCGCTCTTGTAATACGCAACGTGGGACATGAAGCCGCGGTAACTCCGAAGGCTTGTCTTGGTCGCCTTGGCCAGACGCACGAGAAGCCCGTGCATCCACTTGGTATACGACTTTTGGCTTGTCAGGTCGGGATCGCCGTACGCCTTGACGACTTTCCGGAGTTCCTCGAAGGGATACGCCTCTCCCAGATGCTTGATGAACTCGCGCTGGACGCACATGTCCTTGGGTTCGGGAGCCTCGGGGTAGTTGTAGGCAACCGCCATGAGAAAATCACGACCGGGAATCGCGGTCGGTTTCATAGCCATGTACTTGGCCTTGACTTCCTCAAAGGTCGGGTCGGGTCCCGGGTCAATCACGGTCGGGTCGTCGTCCGCCTGTCCTCGCAACTTGGCATTGACCTTGTTGTGGATGTCGTAGAGCCACCTGCCTGGATCGCCCCGCAGTGGGTGCTCCTTGACGAACTTCGCAGTGGACTCCCGACAGAAGGGACATGGGAGAACGTCCTTCATATCCTGGAGGACATCGTCGGGATGCTTCGACCGAAAGGCGATGAGGTGGAACAGCTGCCACCCACTCGGCCCCCAGAAGCGCGTATCGATCCCCATTGTTACTCTCCAAGAAGGTTCTCGTAGGCCTCCCAGCCGTAGGTCGTCAAGATGTGTTCGACTCGCCGAGGATGCCAGGCAGCCATCATGATCTCCTCCTTGAGGAGCTTGCACGCCTGAATCGCCCGAAGACGATCTGTCTTCACGAGAAGTTCCTCGTAAATCGCACGTGTGCGGCTTCGATGCCGTTGCAAACACACTGCAAGTTGGAACGCCCGAACGTCTTGCTTCCACGTCTTTTCTATCGCAACCTCCCTATGAATGTCCTCGTTGGTCCGAAGCCACCCTCCCCGCCGTGAGTTGTTTGCTCGAAATCCCATAACGTGGTCGGAAATCTCATCATCACTCAAGAGAACCATAGACCTCACAAGGCGCCGAATGCGCGGCTCCATGTGAAACTCCTCTGCCTTCCGAAAGAGAACGTCGTGCGGAGGTTCCCACTCCTCTACCTTTCGGTGAATGGTGTGAAGTGCGTATGCGTGGGAATAGGTGCGCATGAGTTCCTCACATTTAAGTTGATCCCGCCCTTTCTTGGATTCCCATCGTGCAAGTCGGCGGCGTTCGTGCTTGTCCATGCCTCTGTGAGGCAGCAAGGAGACCAAATCCGTTTTAGAGTTTCCCTTCGCGGATCTTTTTGTCGAGCTCCGCCCCGTAGACGGCGGGGGTCTTTGTCTGCCCGCCCTCCAGGATGTCCGCATAGTCGCGGAGGATTCGCTCAATGCGGGCGTTGTCCGTAATCCCGTGACGCTCTGCGACACGCGCAATCTCCTTCACGACCTCGACCGCGTTGGCCTTCCTGGCGTCGTCCATCTCGATGGGATCGATGGACTTCCCCTCCGCAAGTTTCTCAAAGACGGGGAGGCGTCCTCCACGGCGGGTCCGACGGGCGCGGCGTTTGATGCGAGACGTGCGGCGTGGCATTTGTATCTGTCCGTAAAAAGAATCTCCACTCCTAGAAACAAAATGCTCGACACTCGTGACATCATCATCCTGACTGCGGCGTTCTACCTCGGCTCGGTGGTGGCTCGTTTCTTCTCCGCCCTGACCGACGGCATCATCGCCCCCGTCCTCTCGCCCTTCGGCGCCAAGAGCGTCACGGACTCGGTTGTCGTCGTCGGTGGCGTCACCCTCAAGACCGGTGAGCTGATCGCAGCCACCATCCAGCTCGTTGTCTCCTTCATCGTCGTCGTCTACGCGATCGGCGTCCTCCGCACCTACTTCCTCTCCAAGATCGGCGCCTCCCGCACTGCGTAAAAAGGTTTGTGTGCGTTTGAACAAATGCCTGGGAAGGGAGTTCTCACCCATACGATCTACCCCGATCGCCGAGATGTTCCAGAGTATAAGCTCATCACTCGTGGCTCTCGCTCTCGTCGGAACAACAAGTCTAAAGTAGTAGTAAAAGGAATGCCTCGCACTGCTCCTGGAGGAGCTCGTCGCACGATGCGTCGTGGTGTCCCTCGCATGACCCGCCGCATGCGGGGATTGGCTGCCGCTCGCTGGGCAGGTGGTGCGTGGTCGTTGAACCCGAAGAACTGGACGATGTTTGGGGGTCCGGAGACCCTTGAAGAGGCTCCTCCTGTCGATGCAGGAGTTGCCCCCGAGGTTGCGGAGACGCCTGTCGCCTCCGAGGATGGGGTTGCTACGGGCGGCCGCCGCAAGCGCAGGTCTACTCGCCGACGCCGAACCGGAAGGCGGTCCACCCGTTCCTAGGCATCTTGCCGTAGGTGGTCTCTAGCCTCTTCCGCAACTCATCTGTGCTTCCACTGCGAACCTCGTTCGCACGCTTCCACTCCCGGAAGGTGTTCGTGATCGTAGACCACGACACCGGATCGGGAATCTCTACCTCTGGGTCGCCGGGCTGCTGCTCGGGACCATGAATGTAGTCCGTGATGAACTTCGCAATCGTATCCGACTCCACCTTGTACTCCTGCGTGTAGGCATCCACCTCCTTGGGCGGTGCCAGCTTCGTCAGCCCCTTGCCCTCCTTGTGAAGGTGGACGAGATACGCCATGAAGCACTCCGCCCACTCCTTGGAGAGAACCTTGTGCATGATGCTCTCATCCATTGGGAGCTCGTTCGCCGCCTTTGGAGCACCCTCTACGAACTTCATGGGGAAGTCAATCACCTTGAGACGGCGCCATGTGCCACCGTCGTTCGAGTTGACCTTCGGCTTGTCGTTGCACGCCAGATGGCACTTGGCCTGGACATCAAACTCCACCATCTCCTTCGACCCTGCGAAGAGGTCGCGTCCAGTGACCTTCTCCGAACTGGTCATCTCCTTCATAAATCCCGTTGAGAGAGGCTCTCCCTCGTCGGGCTCGGACATGAACACGAACCGCTTGCCCTTCATGCGGATGAGCTCGGGTGCGGCTGCACCTGCCTTGTTGCGCTTCTGGGTAAACATCGCAATGTTCGCCTTGTAGCAGTATTCGCCGAATGCAGTGGAGCAAAGGTTCATCAACATCGACTTGCCGTTGGATCCAGATCCCGTGAGGATGTGGAACCTCTGGGTGAAGAC